ACTACAACTTCTTCTGATTCAGATTCTGTGGATTCTTCCATTTCATCGTCGTCATCATCATCGTCGTCATCATCTTCATCTTCAGACTCATCGTCGTCATCATCTTCCTTTTTTACGGCTTTCTTTTCACCAAGGAGAATAGACTTGATAGAATCATCAAAGGAAGCTTCTTCTGCTTCTACTTCTTCAGAGACTTCTTCAGGTGCATCCTGTTCAAGCTCTTCATTAGTAATAAGCTGTTCTTCTGTGATATCCTCAATGATATCTTCTACTTCTTGCGTTTCTTCTGACATAGCTTTATTTTATTAATGATTAGAGTTTGGAGAGGAAATCACTAAAGACTCTCTTCTGAGCTTCTGCAAGCTGAGAGGTCGTTGCTTTTTTAATTTCAGTCTCATATTCTTCAATTTGTTGAGGTTTCAGAATACCATTTTCGTAAATCCATTCAACACCTTCCATAATTCCGTTAACGAATGCTTCTGGTGCACTTGGATCTTGTACGATATCAACTGTGGAGAGCATAAAATCGCTCTTCACATATGATTTATTATTCTTGCTTTCAACTGTTCCCATACCACGACTTGAGACACCCAACTTACATCCACCTTCCATAAGTCCTTTCACTATATTACCCATTGGCGTATTTAGTATGAGTGCCTTTCCAACAACATCGTTACCTTCAAATTTTAATGAGGTAATTCTGTGTGAAACTTTATCAAGGTTAATCTGTGGGCCTTCTGGGTGATTTAGTTCACCAACGGCTCTTCCAGTTTTAACCTGCTCCTTAACATACTTAGCAGTTGCTTCAGATAGTACGTCTTTAGGATAAATTCTATTATTGCGGTTTTGCATCTCCGCCTGCATAAAGATACCTTCAATGAAAGTATTCTTGTTACCTTTTTCATCTTTCTCAACGAGAAAGTCAAGGTTTGATTCTAAATGTTCTGTAATTAACTTCATATTAGTTAATGTAAAAGAACTTACCTTTCTCTTTAACTTTGCCACCATTTGCTTTAGCATATGCTTTGGCTGCTTTTAAAGATTTGAAAGATGTTGGCTTCTTAATTTTAGGTTGAACAGGTGCTTTCACTTCCTCAACTTCTTCAATTACTTCTTCTTCGATCCCATTTGCAATTTCATCTTTGAGATCATATATTGTTTTCTTTGCCATAATTGTTATATTTGATTAAATTTAGTTTTCTTGAGTTGATTTATTAAATATGTCAGATGCAACCGATACCCTTTTAATATCTTTTGCCTGATTAAACTTTGCCTTTAAGGCTGTTTCTACTGTTGAATGTATACTGCTTTCATCATTCTTCACTATCGCATTGAAAATATCTTCTACTTCTTTCATGTTTCTATTTATAATAATTTGTACTTTGAGGGTTCAATAATTCATAAATTTATGAATCTGATCATTGATATTTGATCTGTAAATTTTAGGGTCGTTATATTCTTTTCCATATTCTAAAAGTTTACTGGATAAAAATCTTATAACATTTTTATATTTTGGATCATCAATAAAGTTTTGTGTTTCATCTGGGTCTTTCTCCATATCAATTAGATAAGACTTGTTATCTACTAGCAATTTATATCGAGGTGTGATAGCCGCTAACCAACCAAAATCGGAGCCCGGACAATCAACATAACCTCTTAAAAAGACTATATCATCTTCTTGATTCAATATTTCGCCTTTAATCACATTTGATATATCTCTACCTTCCCATTGCTGACGAGATAAAAGTGGATTTATGTCCATCAATCCCAATATTGTGGGCATAAAATCTACTGTATTCATTACATGATCAATCTGTGTACCAGGTAATATCTCCTTTGGATATCGAATCATAAATGGCACCTTCGCAGCCGCTTCATATATTGTTGCCTTGCCTTTCCTTGAATGTTCTCCTAACATGGAACCATGATCAGATGTAAAAACAATAATAGTATTATCATATAAATTATTATCTTTTAATTTTCTAATTATTCTTCCTACATTTTCATCAATGCATTTCAACATGCCAAGGTATTTGTGCATAGTTAAATCATATGGGTCTGAAGTATCATAATTATTATTTAACTGCGGATGTTCTGAATCGATATTATAACCTTTAGTCCGAGCATCTTTAAAATCAATATTTTTAAACATCTCTTTATAAGGATGGCGCACCTCATGTGGTGTATGTGGATCTGGTATAGAAACCATATAAGCAAATGACTTATCTTTATTCTTATCAATAAAATCTAGTGATCTGGCAGTTAAATAATCCGTGACATAAGTTTTATCGGTGGCCCTTGCAGACCAATAATCACAATGTTTTTTTCCATCAATTTCATGGATGCTTTTAAAATGACCATCATTGAACATATATTCGTGATCTTCAAATCCTCGGCCTTCACCAACCGACCAGTTTTTATCTTGGTCTTCTACTCCATATTCTTTACCTTCTAAATGCCATTTACCTGCATATCCAGTCTCATATCCCCAATTACTTAATATATGACCAAATGTGACAATATTTTTTCTCATTTGGGTATGATTTCCAGTAACGTTTGTGTTATGTGGATATCTACCTGTCATGAAAGAAGCACGTGATGGAGAGCATACAGGTGTAGCAGCATAGCTTTTAGATAAAATAACTCCATCCTTTGCAATAGAATCAATATACGGAGTCTTACAAACACCATCTTTACCCCACATAAAAGCCTGATCTTCAGGCAAAGTATCTCTATAACACCCCAGTGTTCTAAAATTTAATTCATCACAATGAATGATGAATAGATTGGGTTTTTTCATAATTAAAATATCAGCGCCTTAGCGCTCGAAATCTTAGATGTCAAATTCGTCGTCTTCGCCGCCTTCTTCTTCGGCTTCATCTTTAATTTCTTGGTCAATCTTTTCAATTTCTTCATCATTCTGTTGAAGAACATGACGGCGAACCCAAGCCTTAGAATAATATTTACCTACAAGTTCATCCATCAAACCTATAGTTTCAATTCTCTCTTTAAGAATTTCTGATTCTTTTAGTTCAGAGAAATAATTGTCTTCGATGAAATCGATAGCTATACCTTCTTGAATACTATTCCATTCTGATTGTTTAATAACACCTTTGAGAATAAGTTGAATTCTAAGAGCATCAAGTAAGACGTAAGAGAATTTCTTTCTTAGTTTATCAACAAACTTTTGAAATTTAGTTTCTTCACGAGATACCTCGGATGGTCGTCCAAAGGCATATCCAGTCTCTTGTTCAAGTCTTGCGATAGGAACATTGAGAGAACGATATAATTTCTTTTGGAAGAATAAAACATCATCGATCTGTCCTAGATTTTCACCACCAGGCAATGTTGTAATTTCAGTACCTCTTCCACCCTCTCTACGGGGCATATAGAAATCTTCCAACATAGACATATGTTTGCGATCATCTTTGATCTCGCCAGTTGAAGAATCATATACAAGTTTGTTACGATACTTCGCCATGACAGTCTGTACATATTCTTCGGCTTTACCTTTTGGTAAATTACCAACATCGATATAAAAGATTCTTCTTTCTGGCGCACGAGATACTCTGTACATAACAAGAGCATCTTCCATCATTCTTAATTGATTTACCAGTTTAACAGACTTGTGTAAATATCCTACAACTCTTTCTTGTTTTTCATCAAGTAATCCAGATGGACATGAAACAATTGCTTCTTTGGCAATCTTGATGCCCGATGTTGCGTCACCTGTTGTTTCTCCACCATAAATTCCTTCAGAATAAATGTAGTATTCTGCAACTATTTTTGGAATCTTTGCTCCACTCTTTTCATCAAGAACCTTTATAACCTCTTTTACCTTTTTCAGATATAATGGATTAATCTGGCGTAATTCTCTGATTCCTTTATTAAAATTCTTTTCGTCGGTTACAACATGAAAGTATAGTCGTCCATCGATATACCAATCTTTAAACATTTCTGCTGCCCTACGATTAAATTGATAAAGTCCTAATACTTTATCAAACTCTTCTGAAATTTGTTTCTTAATATTGCTTGGCAAATCCAAGTCATTCATATTAAGTTCTGCGGTTGCCTTATCATCACTAGATGAAATAGCACCATCAACAATATCATTAATAGCCTGATCACATTCAGGCTGTGCTGCTGATTCTCTGTATTTTATAACTAGGTCTGCCTCATTATTCGCTGAGAGACCATCAATATCAACATACTGGCCGTAGTATCCACCAGTGGTAACTACACTTGAAGAACCTTCTTCATCTCTTTTCGAAACAAATGACTTTAGTTCTTTATCTTTTTTAACTTCTACTGAAGCTACTTTCTTGTTTATTTCGTAACCAAATATTTCCATATCTTTATTTATAACAAAAATAAATGGGCACCCCCAGAGATGAAGGTGCCCATTATTTTAATTAAGATTTACGTGGTTGTATTTGATTCCCAGTATTGGTAAGCAAATTCAACGGTGAATTCTTCGATTGCATCAGTTGTATCATAACTGAGATCAATAGCCGAAACATTGATAGGGAAAGCACCTCGTACATTGATTGTCTTGGAGACAAGATTATCACGAGTGAGTTGTTCAACTACCATATCAGTCTGGTAAGTCACTGGCTCTGCTATTCCTTGATTTGTTTTGTTTTGGTTAATACCGTTCATCCAGCGTTCGAAAGCATCGCGTCCTCTGAATAAGTCATCATTAATGATGGTTACTGTCCAGTTTTCGTATGTTCTATCACCAGCTACTTTTAGTACTTGACCTCTGAAAGGTACATCAACTTGTCCAACTACTGAAGCTGGAAGTTGTGCGCCCTTACATAGGAATGATATAAGATTTGAATCTCCTCCGGCATAGCCAGGGAATTCAACCGTTGCTCTGAATAGATTAGCTCTAGCGCCTCCGCCAGGTAGTCTAGATTTTAGATCGTCTACTTTAAATGTTGCCATAATTGTTTATTTCCTTTCTTTTATTTATATATTAAGCATTGGATAAACCAGCAACTTCTGAGAAATCTACTCCAGTTCTCGTCGCAATGAAGTTCAGAGTAATGAAGTTGATTGAACGAGCAGGCTTGATATAGATATCAGCAACGAAACGATTAGTATCGATTACTTCACCTGTATTATTAGTGTCATCACATATGACCATGAAGTCGGTGATACCACGTCTACCTTGGACATCTCTCAAGAATGGCTCAACGGCATTTCTAAATGTCGCACGAGTGAATTCATCATTCAATTCGAACAACTGGAATTTAGCAGCGGTTGCAATAGCCTTCTCAAGAACAATGAACAGTCTGCGAACATTGATTCTATCGAATGCGGATGGTTTTGATTGTGCAGTCTTATCACCGAAAAGAACGGTTCCTTGACCTGGGAATGAAGCGATAGGATTGATTCCAACCTTGTAAAGCTCATCTCTTTGAGCCTTCATAGGATTGAATGCCAATTTTACGATGCTTCTGAAACCACCACGATTGAATCCTGCAGGTGAGAACCAAGGTTCTGCTACATCATCTGTGTTGGCACAAAGACCAGCGAGGTGACCATTTGCAGGTATGAATCTGTATACATCATTATATCTATCGTAGATATAAACTGCACCAGAATCAATTACGCCATAAGAGCCTTCAACACCACGATTAACGATAGTATTACCAAATGCAATTACCTCGGCTAATGGATCTGAGACACCAACTGTGGCTGCTTTGGGTGGAGACATGAATGCAACTGCATCTTTTCTCTGATAAGCAATCTTATGAGCATGGTTCTGAAGAGCTGCACCTTCAACGTCGATTTGTGAGAAGAGAAGATTTACATCTACTGTTTCAACATCTGCAAGAAGATCAAGACCATTTCTGATATCAACTTCTTTCAGACCTTCAGTGATCTCAGTACCATCAGCAGCAGTCATTCCAGCTTCAAGACCACCACTAAGAGTGAATTCACCTTCACTTGTTCCAGCGAAATCAGCTTGAGTAAAATCAGAATTATCACCCTTAATAAGGTAGACATATCTTGATTTAGTATTGATTACATTCTTGATGTAGTTTGTTGCTCCAGCTTCTGTCTTAGCAGTTTTACTAAGGCTAAGTCCAGCGAATTTTTCAACAATCGAACCAGCGACACCGAAGGTTCCAAGAGTATCAATAATTGCGACATGAACTTCATCTTCTAGTGCACCATTAGTACCTTTAGCATCTGGAGCAAGATCGAATGAATTATATACCGATTCTTCTTCAGTAGTGAATGTACCTGCAACAACAGGTGAGGCATTGATCTTTTCTTCGATGAATGAATAGTTAGCTGCAGTTAGAGCATAGACCTTAAGACCGTTACCAGCACCGCCTGCATATCTAGCAGCGAATGTGCCACCTTGTGGCGCAGTGAAACTATCTTCGAAGTATGTCTCATTTGGAATCCATACACCATTGTCAGTTACACCATCATATGCAAGATTTACAGTAGATGTAAGAGCAGTATATGTAACAGTAATTGTCACATCAATGATCGTATCAAAAGCAGCTGCGAAATCAGCAGAAGCTGGTACGAAATCAGCAGAAGCTGGTACGAAATCAGCAGAAGCAGCTGCGAAATCAGCAGAAGCAGCTGTTCCAACTTGTGCTGTTCCAACCTGTGCTGTTCCAACTTGTGCTGTTCCAACTTGTGCTTGGTAATCTGCATCGCCTGGTACACCAACTTGTGCTTGGAAATCAGCAGAAGCTGCTACGAAATCAGCAGAAGCAGCTACGAAATCAGCAGAAGCTGGTACGAAATCAGCAGAAGCAGCTGTTCCAACTTGTGCGGTGCCAACTTGTGCGGTGCCAACCTGTGCGGTTCCAACTTGAGGAGTGTTTTGTGTGTATTGTACAATGAATGATCCAGGTCTGTCTGCAGGTAATAATCCAGTAACATTTGTATCAATGGTAAGCGCTCCGCCACTCTTTGTGAATGTAAGAAGCTGACTATTGAAGTCATTGGTATATTGACCATCGGGCAATGAGCTACCATTCTCGACGAGACCATTTACAGATACAATTGATTTACCAATATCAGAAACAGTTGCAGTTAAATTAGCTGATGCAGTAGCAGTAAGCTCATCATCAAATTGAACATTAGTTCCAATAGTGATCGCTCCATCATTTGCTTTAGTAAATGTAAGACTTTGTCCACTAGAACCGACACCTACAGTATAAGTGTTGGGTTCTAAAGTTCCTGTACCTCCGACAGAACTTACTTGATACTTATCAGCACCACCATTATCAGTAGCATTTGAAAAGTTTTCTAAATTTCCAGCACGAACTACTTTAATAGCATCACCATATTCTAGGAATGATGCTGCTTGGAAAAATGGATCAGCATATAGTACGGAACTATCTGGTGTGCCAAATTTTTGTAGGAGTGCTTTTTCCGATGAAAGGAGACTGATTTCATTAATCGGCCCCCATTTAAAATACCCAGAAAATCCACCAATAGATGTGGATACTGCGGGTATGACGTTTGTTAAGTCGATTTCTTTAACCTCGACTCCAGGTGATACTTGAAAACCCATAATTGTCTTTCAGTTTTTGTTTTAGTTGAATAATAAGATTGTTGAAAAAATAATAAGAAATGTCAATTCACACGAATATATTTATAAATATGTGTTATTTCAGATGTCCATCCATCTTTTCTGTTCTTCAACAACTCTATTTAATGATTCAGAAACGCCATTACTAGAGCTTCCATTATCAATAAATCCAAAAGGTAATAGATCATCTTCGATCTCTCTGATTCTATCTTGATAAAGTAATGATTTTAAATCCATATCCAATATGTTTGCAAAGGCATCGGATGAAATGAACCACGAGAATAGAACTATATTCATAACTAAATCATCGTGATTGCCACCAGATGCCTGATATGAACTCCCCTTTGATTCAAATGTAGATATCTCTGAAATAGTCTCGGAATCAACTATCTCTAATTTACGTTGTTCAATTAAATCTTTCATATTAGAACAACCAATTCGTTTGATTCTCTTCGACATTGTAACACCTATACCGCCGGCTTTGATAGTGGATTGAACAAATGTATTTTCATATTCGTAATCATAATAAACCGCATTACATACAACTTGTCCGACATCATTATTTTCAATGAGAACGATTGCTTCATTATATAACTTTGCGACTCTTACGATGATATCTGGAAAGATCATTGGTGAAATCATATTATCACGAAATACACACACCTGGCTGAATTTTTCTTTCTCTACTTTTATAACACTAAATGTAGAATAATC